GCAAATCTTCTTTTTGATTTTTGTATTCGTAACGCCACATATATTTTATGACGTTACCCTTTAAGTAACCCTGGAACTGTCGAGTAGTCATAGAAGCTTGAATAGCTTGTATGCATTCTATTTCTCCAGTGTTGTAGTGTGGTGGTTGATTAACATTGTCCATAATTTTCTCTCTGATAATGATACAACAAGTAGCTTGGTATCTAGGCATAAGGCACCGTATAAGTTTAACTTACCTGACACAATGTTTGTGATAATTTTACTTATCTTGTGTCCTTTGCAGTAGGTCCCCAGCACTCCATAGCGGTCCGGAACAAGCCGTCTGTGCAACCGGTTGTTTCAACTACTTGTTGTACGTATTAAAGATAGTGAATAAGGTGGTATCAAGCCTTGCTACACTGGTCTCTAGCTTCTGTGCAGTTTTGAGATCTCTAACCAGCATGCGGTCGTATCAGTTACTCACTATCGTATTTTTTATAAACTTTTTTTAAAAAGTCTCTGTTCGCTGCTTCATAATCTTCGAAACAATCGTAAGGTTTTGTGCGATAAGCAAAACGCTCCCGACAATTCTCTCGATACATATGATATGCAAATCTTTCATAAGTCATAAAAATATTTTATAACTCCTTTAGATAAGATTCAAATTGTCCATAAAGACCATGTTGATATTGCTCATTAACTTGCCATAAGACATTAGCATTTAAATCAACCTTGTTTTCAATTGAATAATTATCTACATAAGACGGTAAAAACTCTTCAACAAAAAGATTAAAGAACACTACCCATCTAGCGTTCTCAATATCTATATTGTTTTCAAGCACATTAGTAAGAATGTACTGATTAATAGTTTTACCTGTAGCAGCTTGCATTTGACTTAGTTTATCTAACCAACTTTGAAAAGCTTCTATAAGTACATCGCCATGCTCTTCATGTTCAAGATGCATGGCGTTTACTTTACCCATTGTCTCTCCAATCAGGTTGTCGCTCTTCCCACTTGCCACGAGGCGTGTGCAAAGTAAAGTTCAAAACTTTCGTAGGTTTTGTAGTAACTACAAATTTCTGGTGCACCATAGTCTTCTTCATAATGAACAAGACTATAGTAGCTACTAGGCCGCCGACCATAGCGGCAGCCATACCAGAAAAAGTACCATAGAAAGCAACCATAAGCGTAAGCGTAATCAAAACATCTACAAAGACATCATGACCAATAGTCTTACGCCCACCAATTTTAAGCGCTAGCAAAAGCAGACCTAGCGCGCTGAATATTCCTATAGCTAGCATTGTTTCTATTCCTCCATATTAAGTAAGCCATATATCCAAATTGAATTATTTCAATCAAGATCCACAATGCGGTTGTAACCGCGGTAACTGTTGCATTAGTCATAATCTGCAATCCTCCAAATAACAAACAAGGCAGTAGCTGTAAACAGCAGCACTCCAAGTAATACAAGAAAAGTATGAAAAGAACTTGCCACTGCAATTAGACCGAACATAATCATACTACCAATGAGTACTGATACGCCGTACTCCTTCGCGTGTTTTTTAAACAGTTTCGATAATTTCGCCATAAGGCGCCTCCGTTGCTGAATTTGTTACCCAAACAACCGGGAAGTGTGGTTCACTTCCAAAGTCATCAGATTCCAAATCGGTTAGATAAATTAAGCAGGATATTTCTGGATGTGTTTCTGCCATGTGTTTAATAGCAGGCCCAAACCTAGTACCACCTCTGCCTTCCATTGTAACTTTCAAAGGCAACGATTCACGGGTGAACGTTTCTTCGGCAGTTACTTGTGTATCGGCTTGCACAAAATGTACATTTTCAACATTTGCATCAATTAGCATAGCTGAGATCTCGCCAAGATCTTGGTTAAGTTCTTCGTCTGTACGCGAACCTGACGTATCAGTAATGACACCAACAGATTCTATACAAGGCGAGAACATACTCGGTAAATACAGACCTTGACCGATAAACCTACGATTAGGTCTCTGCCAACTAAAGTCAGACTTGTTGTTGTTACGCAAGAACCTAGCCAAACGCTCTTTCCAATTAACTTTTGGCTTAACTATTTGGTCAATCAAAGATTGCAAAGAGCCAGGTAGTTTACCTTGAGCTTTAGCTGCTTCTGCTGCTTGCTGTATAGCAACTGACATATCAGCTTCAAACTCGCCAGGGTTTTTATCAACTTCTGCAGACTTTTGTACGCACGCTCCAAAAGATTCTTTGCCATCACCTTCTTCAGGTGCTGGCGGTGGATTCTTTTGCAACTCAGCATATATCTGATCGGTAGTCATATTGGCATACTTGTCATCAATCAAATCAGTTTGTGGCAGTTGTAAACCTGCATCACGCACCACTAGATTAATAACATAGTCACCAGCTACATTCCAAAGATACGGATCACGTTCATGTAAACGCACCATGTGCATAAACACCACGTGCATTACCTCATGAGCAAGCAGACCAACACGTTGCTGGTCTGTCAAACTCAAAAAGAACTTTGGATTGTAAAGCAAACGTTTACCATCAGTACCAGCTGTAGGCACTTCTTCTGTTTCAATTGGTTTCAATCGCAAGCACAACGTACCAAAGAAAGGTTGCTTCAAAAGAAGCTGCGACCTAGCTCTAGTAAATTTTTGCTGAGCTTCACTCATCATCGTCTCCAAGTAAAGTAGAACCCAACATAACGTTGTTGAACTTTTGAGAAACTTCTTCAACCATTTGCTGGTTCTCTTGTTGTTTCTTCTTACGTTGAGTACGCTTATGCACAGCTACCATTTTTTCTGGCATAACTTCCTCAACAGCATTAGCAAGTTGCGGCCAAGCTTTGAGTGCTTGGTTAAGAGTTTCAAAACGATCAAGGGTATTGAAATACTCTTTAGTATCGTTTTTCATTTTAAACTCCGCATTCTTCACTGCAGTCCATTCGTCTACACACTGTCGATACAACTCGTCCTCTGATTCATTATGCAAATGAATAGGCAAAGCACTATTGTACCTGTCAGTAAGAAACTCAGCTTCATAAGGCAATTGAAAAGTGACTCGTTGCAACTCACGTTCTTCAGAGTCCCATTCATAACTATTAGTATAGTCACGCAATTGCCAATCAATAGCCTTAGCATAACCTTCAGAATCTTTCTTAGTAAGACGATTCTCTTGAGATTTTGTCAAGATTTGAGGGGCACTAACAAACACATCAAACTCAGCATTAGTCTGGAACAAATCTTTTTTGCCCTCAGTACCGTACACTGTAGTCTTTTCCATGTGCGTGTCATAGACTGCCTTCATGTCAGCAAACAAAGGTTCAACATACTTTTTGTATATTTTAAGACCTAAGTCTTCTGACATTCCAGGCACTGGGTTTACTTTTTTGTAATCTTCCTGAAACTTATCACAAAGTTTCTTAAGAAGATCGTCCGTCATTCTGGCTGTAGCCATAATAATCTCCGTAATTGTTACAATACAACTTGTGAATTCTTTTCAATCCACTTAGTCATTGTATCGTGATTAATTAAATTTCTGTCAACGGCAAGCATACCTTTGACTAGAACCACTTGGAACTCAGTAGGAAGCTTAAGAGTAAGCTTCATAATGTTTTCCATTTTGCTTTCTTCGGCACGTGCTGATATTGCACCAGTTAAGGCATACAATACTGCAGGATCCTCTGAAGGCATGTACGTTTCTGGTTTAGCAATCAAATTGTCAATATCAGGCAATTTGTTTGCAACCTTAGCAAATGCTAGAAACTCACCAGCTGGGCCATCACCAACTGCAGCAGCTATGCCATAAAACATACCTTCTGCGTCAATAGATTTTTCCAACTTCAAACGCCTGTCAACAAACGACCAAGTTCTTGGCGTAGGAAAGGCATATTCGTCTGCATTGAAGCTGTACAATAGACCAGGTCGATAACGCATGAACGATATCAACGTAGTATCTATTTCATTCTTCATAGCCCAATCACACCAAGTATCAACATTAGCTTCAAGCTCATAGTGCATGAGTCTGTTACCGACTGGCTTAGGCATTTGGTACACAGCAGCACCGTCAGTAAGACGATTACCAGCTGCAACTACTGCCCAACCTTTAGGCATAATGTAGTTACCAACTCGGCGTGTGATAAGCAACTGCAAGAACGCATTCTGAGTAGCTGGTGGAGCAGTTGGCAACTCATCAATCATGAATATCCCACGCTCACCGTCACGTTCTACAGTTGGAAAGATGTCAGGTGGTGCCCAAGTAGTTTGAAAACCAAACTGTTCGCTTGGTTCCAAACGCGGAATACCATGCACATCTACCGGATCAAATAAATTAGCACGAAAATCCATAATAGGTATTCCCATTTCTTTTGCTATCTGTTCCGGCACTTCCGATTTACCGATGCCTGGGCCGCCCCAGACCATGGTGTTGAGACCAACACGCATGTTTTTTCTAATTTCACTCTTAAGCTTGTCAGCATTAAGTGTGACCATTGTTTGCATATTTGACATATTTTTGCTCCTTTGTATCAAATAGTTATATTTCAATAGGTTCGATGTCTCGTACTTTGACTTCGTCTTTCCGAATCATCTCACCCAACCTTTGCACAGCTAGTTTCTTGTAGTCTACTTCGTCATCTATTGGGAACGGAGCTTCAAACTCCACCACAATAGTATGTTGCGAAAAAGCGTCAACAAACGTCGCTCTAAACATTCTAGTTCTCATAATTTACTCCTGAAAAAGTGCGAAGGTACGGCGGCACCAGCCGACGTACGAGCACGCACGTAAAGATGCTGGAGCTGATTGGGATATAAGTGTGACACCAACTCCAGCACGGTAGTAATCGATTGGCAATTACCACCAACAAGAATAAAATACTTTTTTCCCCTCTGCTAACCATTGCAGAGCTCTCTCGCAAAAAAGTAAATCTTGCTCTTTATATTCACGCATTGCTTCTTCTTGAAACTGATGCCCCCAAAAGAAACCATCAGGACAAAACGGCAACTCATCATTAATAATTAGTTCCCGTAAAATCTTAATGTCTTCTTCAAACAATTCTAAATTCTCAGCATTAAAAGAGCCCATCACACCAGCTGGCACTTGTTCGCCTTTACGCGTATGATACAACTCCATCATAAATTGCTGTAATCTAGCGTGTTTACGCCATTCAAATTCACCATTGATTTCTGGTTTGGCAGTATCAATGTGAACAACCTTTGCATCTGGTGTGTCTTGTTCAGACCAACCAGCCATCATATCTAAACCCATAATAGTCTCCGTTAGTTAAAATACATTAGAAAGCACACTAATAAAATCAATGGGCTTTTTGTGTATAAATGATATTTCAATGGATTGTCAGCAACCCACATATCAATCTTAGTTAATCTAGTCATTTGTTTCTCCGTAACAAGTGCCTACCAAACCAGGTCGAGTGTTTGGTAGGACTTGTAATAAGTGCCTACCGAGTAATCGAAACATCAACTCAGTAGGACTTGTTAAAATTACGCTCTGTCGAACGACTCTTGAATGCGAACATTACCTTTTTCTTTGGTAATAGCACCTGTAGCTTGAATCTTATCAAAGCTATATTTAGCTAACCTTTGGCAACGTGTCATAACGTTTTGTTCAACACGGTCTCTGGATATACCATCGTGTTTAAAACCAAAGTCTTTACCAAGAACTTCTAAAGCTTGTTTAAGCACTCTTGCTTTGTAACCTAAAGCGTACATGTCTTGCTCTCTGTCAAGTAACCATTGCTCTGGTTCTTCTTTAGCAGCAGACAATGCTTCAACAACTTCATAAGCAACTGAAACAAACTCAGCCCAAGTTTTGTTGCACAAGTTTAAGAACGCAAAGCCAGTCGAAGCTGGGTCTACATTCATTAACACTGACTGACCATCGCAAACCAGCGATATATCTTTGTCAAAGACTTGCTCTTCAACACCGTTAGTGTCATCTACAAACAACATTGGTGAATTCAATTTCTGGTCAAAAATGTCCATAATTTCTTTCACAACAGTGTTGTTGTAAGTAGGCTCACCAGCAGCATTGAATGCATACTTACGATGGTACCAATGATTGGCTGGCAAAGTTATTGTGGCTTCGACAGAATTATCTTCTGCCCCCTGTGGTGCAAGATCAAGTTCTTGCTGACTTTCATTGGTTGATTCAACCATTTTTACACTCCTATAGTAGTGGTTAATGTTACACATGCGTACGCATGCACTTTATTCGATTGACTTAACATCAATCAGAATCCTTTTTATACTTAGGTTTAGGCATTGAATTTATACAT